CATAGTGGATTTCTGGATCTCTACGTCCCCATCGTGCTGCCTGCTTTTGAGCAGCCGCCACATTGTAAATACCACGCTCTCCTGATTTTGAGTCATACAGGTTCTTCCATTCTGCAATAAACTGTTCCATTTCTGGCTTACGAGAATATGCTACTGAATTATTTGATAGAGCTCGTTGTGAATTGTTTTCCCACCAATTACCTGACTTTGCTGCTGCCATTTCAATATCATTAATGTTTGAAAGAGAGATCATCGCAGAACGACGAACTCCGCCAACAACAACGATTTCGCCTATCTTACACATTATATCGTGTGCTTCAATAGGTTTCAATTGACGACCTGCTGCTGCTTTGAACTTTGCGATTGTAAAATCAAAAAGGTTAATTAATGGCTGCGGTCCTGAAGAACGACCACCCATTGTCTTAAGACGTGCACCTGCTGGACGAAGCTTTGATACATCGATTGCTGGAATTTGTCCCGCCCAAAGCATTGCAAGAAGTTCACGGTATGCCTTTGCCCAACCAGTCTTTGAATCTTCAACAACAATTATTGTTGTAGACTTTTCAAATGACTCTGGGACGGCAGGAAGTTTATTAACATACTTATATTCAACAGAGAATCCAACTCCAGTTCCACACATAAGAATGTACATTGTCTCATCAAATGATCGTGGATTATCTACTGGGACAAATGAGCAGTTGTATCCTGCAACATGGTCTCTATCAAGAGCAGCACCTGCAGTCATTACTGCTCGCATTGAAGGCATCACATTTCGGTTATAAACAGCATCTTTAAGTTCTGCAACTAACTTTTCATCTGGGGTATATCCGTAATTTTTTCCTAGGTGATTCAACATAAAGTCGAAATATCGATCTACAGTTTCTCCCCAAGTTTCTCTGCGATTCTCATCTGGAATCCATCTTGCGTATCTGGACAACGCAATAAAGTTCTCATAGGGGTTTTCAATAATTCTTGACATGTATAGCACCTTTTCTCCGCCTTGCGGTTGAATTAAAAAATTAGATAGAGTCTAATTCTAGCAAACTTTATTTATAGAGGGAAGGGGTTTAAGAAAACTTTTTAAAGATATGATCAAATGCATTATTGGTCAACTGTAACCAGTTATAATCTTTATGTATTTTAGTTGACTGAGCGTAGTAGAATCCAGAATAAGCATTAAAGTTAATAGTAACATCTCTCATAAGTTCAAGTAGATGTTGATAGTTTGGTTCATAAACTTTTCCTTCATGTGGGAATGGCCAAGGAGAATCTATAAGTTCTGATTTTAACTTCAAGGGTCCGATGTAGTTTTCATAATGTGCCCAACCACTTGTGCAAATTGTCGGCATACCAGTAGCTAATGCCTGTAATGGAATAAATCCAAATCCTTCTCCATATGAAGGATAAACTAATACATCATGGTCGTGATATAACTTAACTAATTCTTCTGTTGTCATATCTGTATCTATTATATATATATTATTATATAGAACATTTGGTAAACCTAATATATTCTTATCTATATAATTATTATATATTCTAGTAGTATTATGTTTATATACTTTAAGTGTTAAAGAATAGCGTCGGTCATTACCAAAAAGTTTCGCAAAAGCGTCAACAACCATTTGGCCCGCCTTTCTTGGCGCTGGCTCGCCGACATGTAAAAACTTTATAACATCACTTTCACGACGGCGGCGGGGCGCCCAAACAGGATCAATTCCATGTGGATAAACACGAACATCTTTGTATCCGTTATCTGTAAAAACATTAGCACACCAGTCTGATGTTGTCCATATCTCATCAACAAAACTTAAAGGATCACGCCACTTTTGAGGGATTACAGTTGATTCCCATGGAGTATAACTAATCTGATATTGATTACGATGAAGCTTAAAGTAATCTGGTTGAGAAAAGTTTAATTGAACTGGAGATTGTACATGTTGAAATCCAACCTCATGCCCTAATTCTTTTAATGAATTAATTATTTTAGTGCCAGCATGACCGTATCCATTATTGGTTTTCATGTTAACTACAGGCGTTGAGAAGGATATTTGCATTTTATTTTCTGGTCAACTAGCTTGACAGCAATTGCCAAACAATGTTACTATTATAGTTCGTTATCTCTAAAGGAGGAAATGCCAATGGAGAATATCAAACAAAAGCTGAGCGATGTTGCTCACAGTTGGACTGTTATAGGAATGATAACATTATTCCTATTTGGTGTCCAGCCTGAAACAATGACGCCAGCAAAAGCTTTGGTTGTAAAACCAGAGACAAAAACAGAAGCACAACTGAAGAAAGAAACGCTGGAAAAATTCAGCAACACTGTGTATAAACCTTCAGAAATGCTTACCGACAAAGAGTTGCTGCAACTACTCAAGTCTGTAGGTTTTGAAGGTAGAGCCCTTAAACTGGCTTGGGCCGTAGCGAAATCGGAGTCCAATGGACGACCAATGGCGTATAACGGCAACAGGAAAACTGGAGACAGTTCCTACGGAATTTTTCAGATCAACATGCTGGGAAACCTTGGCGATGATCGCAAAGAGAAATTCGACCTGAGATCAAACGTACTACTTTTTGATCCAGTAATTAACGCAGAGATAACGTATTACATGACCCAGGGCGGAAATGACTGGAGTTCATGGTCATCCATTAAAAATGGGGCTGTTAGCAAATGGCTAGAAAAGTTCCCTAATCAATAGAGATGGAGAAAGTCATTGAAGATACAGGTAGTATCTAAATATTTGGCTTTAGCAGAAGAGGGCCTTGTGTCAAAAGTGGATTGCCCACTAGACCAAGGCCTTCTAATGCCTAATCAAACAATCGATGATAAAATTTACCTATACTGTCTTTCTTGCAACTACAAGAATGAAATAGGATTGGATTTTTATGGAAGAATGGAAGAAACAGTCAGAGGAAACTGACGGCGGCAGAATAAAAGAAACTGACGCTATGGGCAGAGAAAAATTCTGGGAAGATATAGGTAGACCCTAATGGAAGAAAATAAAGAAGATCTAGCACAAAACCTAGATATGGTTAATTACATTATGCTACACCGTATTTATGATGTAATGACAATTATTGCCAGTAAATTAGTTGGCGCTGAGGAAGTGGATAAGATGATTAAATATCATGATCAGGGATATCTCTTGGGTCCCGCCCCATCATATACTCCACAGGAAGAAAATGAATAGATTATATATCGATCAAATTACACGATATATGAACTCAGCAAGATTAGAATTTCAAAACTACTATGATGATCAAGCTATGGCAACTGGCGCCTTACGCTGGATGGTACATAGGCTAGAAAAGGAGCTAGGAAATTGCCACGGCGTCGAAAACGGAACCTGCTACTTCTACTGGAAGCATGAAGACTGCAATCGCCTAATGGCCCTTCTAGCCGATTTAACGGGCAATGATAAATATTTACCAAAACCTACTAAAGGTAGTTCTTGGGATTAAAAAGTAGTTGACTTAAAAAATAAGATATGTGATACTTAGATAGTACGGGTCGTAGCATCCCACCGTTTGCTCCCCGTGCTTACGCTTCGGCGTAGCAAGTCCCAATTGGATCCGCCTCCGATTGGGATTTGTCCTTTTAGGCGGTATAATGGAGTAATGGCCGTAAAGCATGGGATTATACAAATAAGTTCAACTGCTACAACACTTAGCAGCTGGAATCCAAATAGATCAGAGTCTTCTTTGATTATCAAGAACATTTCTTTCAACAATGTTTACATTGGTGCATCTCATGTAACTACAAGTGATTATGGATTTAGACTTTTACCAGAACAAACTTTAAGCATAACACTTGGCCCATATGATGAAATCTATGCAATAACTGATTCTTCGGCGGAAGTATCAATACTAGTATTGGAGAACTAATGGCAACATATATTAACGCTACATCTGGAATACCACAGTATTCTCCATCTACACCTGCTTCATTTGGATTTGATGCATTTGGAAGAACAAAGATTGCACAACCATATACACTTTTTGATAATCAACATAGGTATACCTCTGGAGATGAGTTTAGCGATTTAACAAGCGGTACAGCTACGGTATCTTATCTAGAAAACGAATCCACAGATGTGCTAACGATAGGTACTGCTTCTGGCGACAAGATTTATAGAGAGTCTAAAAAATGTTTTCCTTATCAACCAGGTAAAGCTTTGACAGTTTTTCAAACCTTTGTTTTCAATGCAGCTAAAACTGGGCTTCGTCAAAGAGTTGGGTATTTTTCTAGACATAACGGAGTATATTTACAAAAAAGTGGATCTGTAGTATCTATAGTTCGTAGAACATTTACAAGCGGGGCTATTGAAGAAGAAGTTGTAAATCAGTCAAACTGGAATGTCGATCCAATGAATGGTTTTGGTCCAAGCAGAATAAATCTAGATCTTACAAAGGCTCAAATATTTTTTATGGAGTATGAATGGTTAGGAGTAGGTTCTGTCAAGGCAGGATTTGCTATAAACGGTCAATTTATTACAGCTCATCAGTTTAATCACGCTAACGTTATAGACAAAGTTTATATGACTACTGCCACTCTTCCCCTTCGATATGAAATTGAAAATATTGCAAACACAGCTAGTTCTAGTTCACTAAAACAAATATGTGCATCCATATTATCTAATGGTGGATACGACAGAAAGCCAGAGGTATGGTCTGCATCAAGAGCAACGTTATTTCAAAACGTAGGGACAACATTTGTACCACTTGCAGCAGTTCGTCTTAAGTCTGGAAGAATGGACTCAGTAGTACAAATAGCTAGACTAAATGTAGCTACAGTGACTAACAATCTTTTTGAGTATGCACTTTTCAGAAATCCAACAATTACAGGCGGATCTTGGATAGAGAATACTCCAACACAAGATACAGAGTATAACGTAACAGCAACCTCTATGACTGGCGGAACTATAGTCCGCAGAGGATT